CGGGGGCAGTCTCAGTCTTCTTGGCCATCTTGTTTGACTTATTCTGGGAAACAGAAGCAGACATTTCTAACGCGGTTGGTATACTCTATAAGATCCTGACCTGTTTAAATCACAAACTATGTAAGGCACTCAAAACACGGAAACAAAGCTCATATGGTTGCTTGGAATCTTTGAACATCCTCAAAATTGTCCTCCCAAGATAGTTAGTTATATTGTTTACGCTATTAACTTCTAGTGTTTGACGTTTCCAGCAGCTATTCATCCATATGTAGTACACTGTTCTGCGTGAATGGAGAGTATTATGCTCTTGTGCCCATAAAAGCAAACTCTCTCTGAGAATAGCAGTGAATTCCCAAAGCTGTGTACGGTTCAAAGCAATAAAGTACATTGGATCAACCTCTATAAAAAGATGTTCTTCAAGCATCTGAACAAGCATAGTCCAACGCATTTCAAATACTTTATTCACATCTGTTAGGTACAACGGATCATGAAACAACGGAAGTAGTCTAACTTCTCGGTAGTATATAGTTTCTTTCAAACGTTTCCGGGTTTCGAAAGAAAGTTCTTGTCGAGTGTATGGATTTTGCGGTTTCATCACACCAATTGAAATTTGAAAAATACTTTTGATGTCAAACCAGAATACCTTTCCATCTTCTTCAAAAGCAAAATAATCATACGGATGAACTTTTTCTTCCATAGTAATTACATCTTCGGTGTTGTGACATATATATCTTTTTAGAACTCCTGGGCCAGCCAGAGAAAGATACCTTCGCACAATCCATCCACGCCATATCTTTTGGATAATTACAGCTTTGTCTGCTGTTGAATTTACATCAGCCCATAATCTTGGATTCTTTGATCTTGCATGTTTCCCGCAAAATTGAAGATTTTTCAGTGCTTTTGAATTACATCGTTCAATTGATGTCTTATTCTTACATGAGTTGCAAATCATTTTGTTATCTATTCTAGACATATTTGATGAAAACGGATTTACATGTTGATATCCATATATCAAATAACAACCAGCAACCATGTCCACCAATGCAATCGTAAGTGTAACCAATGCTAACATCTCCCAAGTAAGCTTCTCCGAGGCGAAGCGTAATAAGCAGGGCGGCCTCAGCGTATCATTTAAGTACGACGGTCAGAACTTCGCACTACGTCTTCCTCGGATGGCTTTCCCTGGCGGTCTCCTCCAGCGTGAGGACGAGAAGAGTGGCAATGTATCATACTCGCTGATCGGCTCCCTCAAGGGATGCGATCCGTATGCAAAGGCACGGTCTGGTAGTGATGATGACATGTCAAAGCTATACAACTTCCTTCTGGACCTCCAGGAGAAGCTGATCCTAGCAGCCGCAGAGAACAGTTCCAAGTGGTTCGGCAAGAAGCGTGGCGAGGAGTCAATCCGCGACAGCTTCAACGACCGCAGCATTCTGAGTGTATCATCTGACAAGGTAGGCGACTCGTATGTGCCCAATGGCAAGTACCCGCCGTCCTTCCGGCTAAAGATCCCCGTGTACGACGGTCGCATCTCTATGGATGCGGTTGATGCGTCCACCAAGCCTATCCACCTCACTCTCGATTCTCTTCGCTCCGTCTTTCCTAAGGGCGTAGCTGCGAATCTGATTGTAAGTGGATCGGTATATATCATTGGCCAGTCATTTGGTGTCACTTGGCGTGTATCAATGGCACAGGTATTCCCTCAGACTCGTCTGACGGCTGCCAGTGCCTTCGAAGCTGTACCCGATGAGGATGCTCCCGAAGATGCTGAAGAGGCTGCACCCGTAACGGAGTCGCAGCCAGAGGAGGCTCCCGCTGTGGAGTCTACTCCTTCTGAGTCAGCTCCTGCCCCTGGCCGGAAGCGTCGCGTAGCAGCCCCAGTTTAGACCATACAACTGAGTCTTCTGGAGGCTGATACATAATAAACGAATCATCAATAAATAAAGGATCGGTAATCTTTACCATCTTTTTCACTGCTGAACACATCGGTGAAAAAGATTTTCCACAGCTGCATTCATATATATTTGGGAATCCTTCAGTTAGGTACCTGGGTAGTACAATTCGATTACATGCCTTAAGCAGAATATTCGAATCCATACAGTCTTGGTAAGCTTCTGGTGATAACATAGTAAAGATAGATTCTCCTGCTTTCCAATCTTCTTGAAGCAGAGTACCAAATGGTGATTCTCTGAACCATAACGTTTTAAATACAGAATGATCTTCTGACTCGTGTTCAGCTAATCCAATCCGGTTTAGATCGTCATCATACAACCAGTACACATCAAGACCATCACCTTTGTACGACCCATCCAAAGCTCCTCTAAATACGGTTTTATCAGAATACGCCCATTCAGATGCGTCATGATCTTCATCGTGTTCAGCTATATCAGGAGAAATATCTGTATAAAGCAGAGATGGTCTCAATATTGAGTACATCTTTGGTTTTTGATTAGACTATGCTTTGCGCATCCATAACGTACTACGGCCTCTTTCAATCTCCACAAACCCAAGACCTTCGTAACATTTTATAGCAGGAATATTATCTATCAAGACATCGAGAAATACAGTCTTTCCAGAATATCTTTTTAGTACACATTTCAGAAATTTCCCACACAATCCCTTGCCACGGTGTGATGCCTTTATTTCAACACCCATCAGAAGGTATGATCCCTTATTTTCGCCTCGTGAATACAGCTTCATGGCACACTTTCCAATCTGCTTATCATCTTCAAAATATCCATAACGTTTTATTAGGTTAGATTCGCCTGGTTCAGATTCGATGACCTTACAGGCATATACCATTATATTATTCAAATGAAACTTTAACAGTCACGTCATGGCGTGATAGGGAGTTTGTAGCAGAGTTAGATAGTTCGTGGCGTTTCCGACGAGTGTCTTTATCAGTTGTTTCTTTAAGTTCCTGGAGACGGGATTCCATATCTGCATGAACGGCCTCACGATGGATTTCTAGGTACTTCAAGATATCATCTGAGATTACCCACTCAAAGAAGTTTAGCTGACCAACTGTTGTATCAAGGCCTTTGAACTTGATCCTTTTGCAGCGGCAGAACGGATCGAACATCTTCTTGCTGTACGCTTTTAGGTGACTCTTGTATGAGAGATATACTATCACATACCGATCTTTCGCTGTGAATGCTACATTGAACTTCTTGGCGTAGTTCGTTACGAACCAATCGATTATTCGAAGGGATAAATTTGAAGTACCAGATAGAATTGCGGTTACCTTCTCTAGGTTCTCTGGAACCGAATAGAATTTCTCTAGACGATGAAGCACCCATTGTTCTTGGCTTTGAATTTGTTCCATAATTGTTATTCTTGTACCATTGCTTGAAAACGGGTTTTAGTGATCGCAACATAATCTATATAACAATATGGAAGCAAAGATTGAATACCTTTTGGCTAACTATGGAATTGATGATCAGCGTACACAAGCATGGTTTACTAAGCGTGGAGAGATGTTGACTGCATCAGAAATCTGGAAATGTTTTGGTGATGCGACAGCTTCTGCTCGTCGTGAATTAATTATGTCCAAATTGGCTCCTCCAAAAAGGCAAGATGGTCCTGGAGTTGGAGCTCTAATTTGGGGAACCCGCTTTGAGCCAGTAGCAAAGGAGATTTATTGCCATACTCAAGGAGTTAAGTTGGTTGATCTATCCTGTGTACGTCATCCAGAGCATACATTTATTGGAGCTTCTCCAGATGGTTTGATTCTGACTTCTGATGAACGCAATGGTCGGCTGATTGAATTGAAGTGTCCTATTTCACGTCCATTTACTGCTGATACACCTGTACCAGACGCATACTATCACCAAATGCAGCTTCAGCTAGAATGTACTGGATTACAAGAATGTGATTATGTTGAGATGCAGTTTAAGACTATGAATTATTCGGAGTGGGATCAATACACAGCAGAATTCAAGTCGTGTTTTGCAGTAGATAACTCAGGAAATGTTAAGTATCGCCATATTACGGATCCTCTTCCAATTCATGAATGGCAAATGACTATTCTAGGAAACCCGATGGAATGGCAGATATTGTATTGGGTTCTTGTACAAAAACGTGAAAAGCTGATTCAGAAAGATCCTGATTGGATGAATATGCATTTTCCAGAAATGAAGCAGACCTGGGATGAGATTGTTGCTCATCGTGAAGCAGGGACAGTTCCTCCCGTCAAAGAGAAACCTATTTTAGTACTGTAATCTTATAAAATTAAATGAAAATTGTAGCATCCATCACTACAATCCCATCACGGATTGATAAGATCCGAACATGTCTTGAAAGCCTGCTAAGTCAAACGGTACTAGTTGATCATATTGAAATCAATATTCCCGAGATATGTATCCGCACAGGTGAGAAGTATGTTATTCCTGAGTGGATGACTGCTATGGACAAACTTCGCATTTTTCGTACTCCTGATCAAGGTGCTATCACTAAGGTATCGCCTACTTTTATGCGGTATATGGATGATGCTGAGACGTTCATTTGGTCAGTAGATGATGATTGGAAGTATCCTGACTATACCCTTGAGAAGCTAACCTGTGAACATGATCCTGCCAATCCTCGTATTCTAGCTCATTCAGGAGTTAATTATACCGATAAGCTTGAGATTCAGTGTCTTAATGGAGGATCAAAAAATGTACCAATTGTAGAAGGGTATACATCTATCCTGTACCCTCCTCAAATTGTGAAGCCTGATTTTTTCAGTTATCTTGAAGCTATTCTAAAAAACCCAGAAAGTTTAAAAAGCGATGATCTAATTCTTGGCAATTATTTTGCTAAAATTGGCGTAACATCTTTTTTGACGTCATATACGACCGAAAAGCGGTTATTTTCTCATGCAGACAAAGACCTGATTCAATCGTATGAGGGAGATGAACATGCTCTTTATAAACAGGGACAAGGTCATGCTATTCGGTATATCCAGGTCATGACTTGGATGAAATCTGTAAATCTTTACTATCTACCATTTCCAGTAGCTTCTGTTCCTAAGATTGGTCTCTGTATGATCGTAAAAAATGAGAGTCATATTATTCATGAAGTTCTTCAAGCAACACTTCCTCTGCTTGATACATTCTGTATTTTAGATACGGGTTCTACTGACAATACTATTCAGATCATTGAGGACTTTTACGCAAAAGCTGGGATCCAAGGAGAAGTAATTCGTGGAGATTGGAAGGGATTTGGTAAGTCACGTTCTGAAGCTCTGAAGTTATGCGATGGCAAGATGGATTATATCATAATGATTGATGCTGATGATCTAATGGGATTTCCTCCGGATTGTAAGTTGTTTCTTCAGCAGACATTGCAGCAACATCGTCCTAATGCCGCTATTGTTCAAATTCGTCGTGGGAATATGCAGTATGAGCGTACACAGATCTTCAAGGCTAGCGATGACTGGCGTTATGTTGGTGTACTACACGAGTACCCTACCAATGATAAAAAAGATAATAAAATGATCAGGCTTCCTAATGAAGTCTATATGATTGGGCGAACGATCGGTAATCGTTCTCTACAAGATGGAAATAAGTACCTAAAAGATGCCGAAGTAATCTTGAAGGAGCTTGAAACAGAGCCAGAAAATGAACGTTATGTGTTTTATCTGGCACAGTCATATCGTGATGGAGGTAATATTGAAGAGGCAGTAAAGTGGTACAAGAAGCGAGTAGAGATGGGTAAGTGGCAAGAAGAACAATGTGTTGCAGCAATGAATATTGCAAGATTGACTCAAAATAAGGAATGGGCATGGAAGGCACATGAACTAAATCCTAGACGTAATGAGTCACTTGTTGCGTATGCCTCTTATTGCCGCTCAAAAAGCATGTTTAGTTCCGAACTACTTTCGATGATCATGTATGCAACTACAATCGCAAAACCAACCGCAAATGTTCTATTTATTGAGAATGATGTTTATGATTGGCGTATGTGGGATGAGCTAGCTGTGATTGCATTCCATACTGGACGCAAAGATATTGCAAAGACAGCTGGTGCCAGATTGCTGACCGAGAACCAATTTCCTCCTGATCAGAGAGCTCGTATTGAAAATAACTTGAAGTGTGCTTTGGGCTAAGGAATATATGAGTCCCACATATTTACTCTAAAAGGAGACTGTACACCTTGAATAGAAGGAGCTTCAAATGATCCGTCGGGGCGTACACTATTCGTTTTTTGAGCATAAGATGAATTTGCTAGCTCTTGAGTTCTCTGTACATTTCCTTGATCTAGAAACTCAGGTTGGTAACCTTCGCGTCCAAAATAAGATACTGCGGCAAGAACTGCCAAGGCCGCAACTGCGAGTGTTACCCATGTTGGAAATTTATGTTGCCAACTCATTTATATGATTAAAACGGAAAGAGTTTTCATCTATATCAACAATAACAACAATATGGAAGAGCGAGCCATTGAGACACTAAAGCGAATCCTGAGTGTACGCAACATCAAAACAGATACAGTAGAATCGCTTGGCTCTGCAATTGATGAAACGCGTATGTTTAATATTGGTGGTATTCTGATCATCTTCAGTGAGAAAGGTAGAATCACTGAAAATATTCTTCAAACATATATTACCTTTGCGAATGATAACAACTACAACCATGGAACAATTGTAGTATCTTTGGTACAGCCATCTGAGAATGTTCTTGCGTTTGTATGCGATTACAACAACGATCCCAAAAATGCCCTATTTCAAGTATTTGAGATCCGGCGTCTACAGTTTGACATTACCACTCATCGAAAGTTTCCTCCTCATCGTATCATTACGAAAGAAGAACTCACGGCTCTTCAGAAGAAGTTTAATATTGTAGATCCCAAAAAGCAGCTGCCGTGGATTGATTCCGAAGATCCAGGAGCAAAGTGGATTGGTGCCAGATCTGGAGATGTAATTGAAATTCAACGCTTCTCTGAATCGTCGGGTATGAATGTATATCACAGGTATTGTACTGGGAATGTTCTTCAAACCTAAACATAAATGGAAGGAACGTTTGACTCTGCTAAGAATCAATTCAAAGCAAATTATATCCAATACTTTTTAACTAATGAAAACAAGTACAAATCTGCTTATGAGACTGCTCAGAAGACTATGGACTCTATTCTAGAAAAAGCTCCCGAGACTCCTGAACCAACCAATACTAAAACAACGCATGAACATTCTTATTCTAGGTTACGTCAAACCACCCAGCCCCAGACAATACAGAGCCAGACATGGAAGTACTGGACACTTGGGGCGTTAGTGACTGTGTCAGCTGGACTAATGATGTTCTGAAAATAAGCATCAAAATTATAACTATTAATGAAAGAAATAATCCCAAATATAGATTGAACTGATGGTGTAAGGCATCTAGGATATTTCTCTTTTGGTTTAGCGTATCGGATAGTACCTTATTTTTGTCTTCAGCTTTTTTAATAGATTCGTATTCTTGTTGATAATGTATGATATCAGCGGTCAACTTTGATATCATATCGGGATTGAATTTTTGCTGAGAACTCTGAATGAATGTCCGAACATGCTGTGCGAGTTGGGCATTCACATCTAATACCTTCCTTATTTCATCTGCTTGTTTGGCAGGATCCGTTTCGTATACAGCCTGCGTTAGACTCTGCTGGTACTGTACTTTTAAATCCACATACTCTTTTTTGAAGGCATCCAATTCCTTCGATCTATCATTATTGGTCTGTTGGATATCCATTACTTTTTATCGAGGTATAATAAATGTCTAACGTCAACTCTAGTGGAAAGTTTGGTACATCTATGGATTACTCTCAGCTGCTACAAATTCGCCGTAAGTATATTGGTGTGAATGCTATGTACGCACTAAATTCCGCCAATGACCCTGCAGTCAAGCCCCATTTCAATCAAGACAAGATGGGACGTGAACCCCAAACAAATGGAGCTGTAGATTTTTACTTTACACGTGGCCTATTTCCTCTTTACGCTAATGTAGGATCGTCAAAGTAAAAGCAGACTATAGAATAATATGGATTACGATACACTGACTGATCAAGTAAATAATACCCTAACAACTACAGGAGAAACATGGGAACCGATTGTTGGTGGACTAGATAAGGTTTCATCGTCTGCTATGGGGTTTGCTTGGGGTATGGGTAAAGGTCATGTATGGATATGCCAATTACCTTGTCAAGGAAACTGGAAACAAGTCGATCTTCCTGACTCACCAAGCATAAGAGATGTCATAACAGATGATATACATGTCTACGTTCTAACTCAACACCAACTCTCTACAAAATCTGCTAATAATGTAGATGATTGGGTATCTATAAATTTGCCCGATGATATTACCAAGATCATTGGTACAGCTTCGTACATTTGGGGACAGGCAGGTGATAAAAAGTACCGTCTCGCAAAGCCAGGAGTAACAGCAGATTGGAGACTCGTTGAAGATCCAACTGATGTAAAAATTACCTCCGCAAGCTCTGGACATCTGTATGGTGTCAGTTCGGATGGTAAGGCGATGGTTACAGATGAATCTATGCAGTCAGCTTGGTCTGTAGTACCAGAAGTTGGGGGAAAATACTCTGCTATATTCGGAGATGTTGATCAAACAGCTATTTTTGGAATTGATGCTACAAACAGCCTACAACGCTGCATGAATGGTAAGTGTTCTGGCATTGATACGCAAGGATATACTCCTCAGAACATTACGATTGAACCAGACTCCAAGAAGCTATGGATGACTACAACAACATCGGGCAAATCTGGAAATATTTTCAATCAGGCTGTAACAACTAATTATGCTGATCTCTTGAAGACTATTCAACCAATTGATGCAAAACGCGATCAAGCAGTAAAGGAAGCTGTATCACAACATAGCCAGTCAACAAATACAGAAACAATGTCAAAGCAGTTTGATGCCATCAAGAAGTTCT